GATGCTTTTACTGCATCAATAGCTTCGCAGATTGCTTCAATCTCTGCATCATAGTATTTGACTTCTGGTAAGTTTGTTACCTCAGTTTGAAGAGTGTCAATTCTATCTTCAATGGCATCAACTTGCTCATCATAATACTTGACTTCAGGTAGACCTTTGATCTGTTCTCTTACAAGATCTACCTGATCACATATTGCTTCTACTTCTCTATCATAGTATCTGACTTCAGGAAGATTGCTAATCTGCTCTGCAAGTTCCTCAAGTTCTTTATCATAATACTTTACTTCTGGTATGTCAGGAATGTCTGCTCTGACATCATTAATCATTCTGACCAGTTCTGGCCAAGGTGGTACTATATCTTGTACTTCCGCAAATGTATTTCCGTCTGCGTCCTCTATAGTTTGAGTGCTTTCTTCTATCTCAATAAAATCCTCAACAGAAGGGAGTTCCTCTGCATTCTCTTCTGTTATAAAATCTTCAACTGATGGAAGGTCATTATTAACCAAATCATCAATAGAAGGCAAGTCTTCTTTCGACATTTTATTAGTAACTTTTGTACTTCGGGATTTCTCTCCCGATATTATTTAGGATCTTCCTTTAGTCCGTCCTTTAACATTTTTGCAAGATCTGCGGTCGATCCAACAAACAACGCATTATTGACTGTTGATGGTCCTTTGACTTTTTCTTCTGCCTCAACATCCTTCAGTTTCTTTTGAAGATCCAATAACTTGTCTGTCGCATCAGCAACGTTTTTAATTAACTGACCAGCAACTTCATATGCTCTTGGCATCTCACTTTCTTGAGCAAGTTCAAGAACACCGTTGAGAGCTTCTTGTCCCTTTTCTATAATAGAGTAAAGATTACCTCTGGTATATTCGTAATCTTTTTTTATATCATCGACACCTTCTTTGACTTTTTCAATTTTACTCTCAACAACCTCTGGTTTGATAACATCACCAGAAGTATTGAATGTGTCATTTAAATCGTCAAAGTTTTTTGTCATTTTCATCAGAACCCACCACTAAATCCGAAGTCATCTCCAACTTCAATCAATGCGTTATCGGCAGCATTGATAATAAAGATTTCTTCTCCTACTAAGTGATCTGTGATGGTGGTTCCATCTTGACCTCTCTTGACGTTCAGTCTATTTCCAGTTATCTTCGTGATGAAGATTTCCTCTCCATTGAGATCAACATAAGTATTAGCAGTAAGTCCACTGGCATCGGCAACATTGAATGCTGTTTTTGCTTTCGTAATATCTTCTGCCAGTGTTGTTGCTGCGTTTCCAGTGTAGTTCTTGATTGCTCTTGGTTCGACAGAGTAAGTTTTTTCTCTGGTGGCATTTGAAAGATCCGTTCCAGTGAGATAACTGACTGTAGCCTTTTTGATGATATCCTTGGTTGCAGCAGATGCAGGACCAAACAGATATGTTTTTGCAGTAAATCTTAAAGTGTAAAGAAGAACTCTTCTACTAGTAAAGTCTCCCTCATAGTCATCCTGCATGGTAATGTTTTCCAGGACAACAGGAATATCTCTTTTCTCTTGTAGTGCTTCAACCAGTTCTACGCTGACGTTATATGCAGGTTGAAAATATGGTAAAATCTGTTCTACAATCTGAAGTGCGTCATCATTTAACTTACTCATGATGGCAAGTTCAAATTGCATGTTATATGGGACTGGCATATATGCCTTTTTTGTTTCAGTCCCATCATTAGGATCTTTTACAGTAAAAGTTTGAGTTGTTGATACTTTTCTACTAGGATCATAAGTTAGTCCTGTAAACTCAAACGACATCCTTGGTAAGGTAATCGCAAATGGTTTATTCAGGTCTGGAGACTGTTCTATCCTTGCCAGAAACTTCTGAGTAGGACCATATGCCAGAGGGACCTTTACAACACTGACAGTATTGTCATCAGAGTCTTCATGCTTAATACTAATATTATTAAACAGAGTACCAAAAGATATGATGGTCCTCCTCAAAATTTCGTTGTAAAAATACTCAAACATTTTTAAAGTCCTACAATATCTTTATATTAAGATATTTTTATTTAGGGCATACCGAATGGGTTCTGCTCAGAGAAGTCAATAATAGCATCAGCTTCGGTTTCTATATTAATATTATCAGCAAATCCATCGTCTGCAGGTTGTGCGTCTGCCACTCTCAGTTCATATGCTGCACCAGATGTAGATCCTGTAATTGTTTCTCCACGGGTGAATTCTCCAGTTACATTGCCAACCTCAAGTTCATTTGTTGTAGAATTCCACACTCTAACTCTTGCCGTTGTTCCACTAGAAGATCCTGTTACAACTTCATTGAATTGGAAAGTTCCAGATCCAGAACTTCCAGATGTTGCGATAGACATCGTAGGAGCAACAGAGTATCCAACACCAGCATTTGTTAGGAAGATGTTTGAGATCGTTCCAGCAGCACTTACAACTGCTGTTGCAGCAGCAGACACAGTTGTGACACCAGATTCAAACACTTCATTAGTGAACGTGATCGTAGGAGGAGTTGTGTATCCAGAACCACCGTTTGTAATGGTAACGATTCCAACAACACCATCACCAATTGTTGCTGTTGCCGCAGCACCTGTTCCACCCGATCCACCACCAGTAAATCTAACACCTGGTGCTACAGTATATCCAGCACCAGAATTTGCTACATCAACTCTTTGAACTGATTGATCCCTTGGATTAGCATTTAAATTACATACATTGATACCACCGATCATAGTGGCAATACCGATTGCCGTAGTCCCTCCTGAAGGGGCAGCAGAGACGACTACAGTTGGTACACTACTATAACCACCACCTCTGTTTGATATTGTAAATTGTCTTACACCACCATCAAATATAGCAACAGTTGCAGTTGCCTGAACAGCAGCACCAATCAGAGTAAGTGTCTGTGTAGGACCTTGAATAGTGTTTATACCATCATCAGTTTGACCATCATAATCATCCCCTATCAGGTTATCATCAATATCATCTATGCCAGTTGCAATAACTTCATCTTCCAGACGGAAGAGTTCACAATACAGTTCATAAACGTAGAGGTTTTGTAACTGATAATATGGTTTTGCATATTCAATGTCTTTAATTTCATAAATTCTATCGTCAAGAGGAAACCAAATAAGATCTCCACTTTTTGGTCTAGTTGATAATTTTACATTTGCTTGATCTTTTATCAGTGGAGTAATATAATTTTCAAATCTTTCTCTAGAGATGATAAGTCTTACTTCATCTTTCGATTCAATTCCAAACTTTGAAAGAATATTGCCCGCACCAGAGTATTGATCATAGTTATCCACATAAGCTTCAAGTGGAAGTGCTATATCAAATTTTGACTGCACCACCTCCCTTACGACAGTATTTTCTGTCAAATATTTTCTAGGTAGATAAAAAATATCTACCCCATACATTTTCAGTTGTTCGTTAATTAAATCCTGAACAAGATTTTGCTCACTAACTGTTCCTTGAGTGAAGAATGGATTTAACATGATATCAACCTATCATATCGTATGGAGGAAGTTCGTAAGTATTGGACATTTGCTCCCTGATCACTTCCAAATCTCTCTGAGCATCGTCGTAAATCTGACGACCATTTAATTCAATTCCACCAGGCAATTTGACTCCTTGGAACTTTATTAAGTTTTGACCCCACTGCCTCTTGATAAGTGCAGTTACATATCTCTTTAAGAAAGAGTCATTCCAAACTCTTGAATATGAATTTGGGTCTACTAAACGATAACAATCAATAATAAGAAAATCATCTTTAGCGGCAGATCCCCAATCAAAATCTAAATATAATCTATCTTGTCTTTGGTTAAATCTAATAAATTTATCAGTGCTTAATGCAAAATCAAGATCTTCAAGATAAGTTTTGGTCATTGCATAAGTTAATATTTCTGTTGATCCCCAATAGTAAATATCGTTCAAAAATAGTTGATATTTAACACTGAACATGTTATTAGTTACAGTGTTTGTTCCATCAAATTTAAATACTTTAGTTATTCCAATAATTTCTGGTGGTACTTGAAGATAATTACTATTCTCTTCAAACGAAAAGGTTACAGAAGATCCATCAATAGTTGAAGATGCGGTTGTAGTTGTGATACCAGCAGCATTATCAGTGCCACCTCGTGCTCTTCCTCTATCAATATCTTCTTGAGTTATTTTATATTTTAAAAACGTCTGAGTTACACCATCAAAGTG